AAACTGCGCCTGTTCCGGCGGGATGCCGATAGCCTGAAACTTCATGCCCTCTTCCAGCACCGCGATGCGCTGGGCGTTGCCGCCGCCCTGATAGACCGCGTTCCAGCTCTCCCGCACTCGTTTCGGGTCTTTGACCACACCCGGATGTTCCAGTACGCCGCCCGGATTGGCTCCGTTGGCGAAAAAGGAGGCGCCGTACTCCTCCGTCGCCATGGCCATGCCGATAGCGTTCTTGGCGATGGCGATGGGCGAGTAGCCGATCAATCCGTCAAAGCCTAGGCCGGGGATATGCAAGACCTCGTCCCGGCGCAGCGTCAGCGTTTCGCTGGCTGGGTTAATCCGGCTTTCCTCGGCATCGCGGCGGTAGGTATAGGTCAGTTCGCCGTTTGCGCTTCTTGCCACATCCATCTTGTTCGGCAGAAGGGGGTAGAGGGCCAGCACCTGGCCGCGCCCGTCCCGGATGATCTGGGCGTAGGCGTTGCCCCAAAGCAGAAGATGACTCATCAGTGTTTCCCTGAACACAAATGATGTCATCTCCGGGTTTGGTTCGTTATGGAGGAGGTAGTACAGCTTGTGGCCCAAAGCTTTTTCTTTGCCGCCATCGGCTTTGTAGCGGTATATGCGCAGCGGCAGCCCGGCGATGGCTTCGGCCAGTATGCGCACGCAGGCATACACTGCCGTGGCCTGCATGGCCGTCCGCTCGTTGACCGTCTTGCCTGACGCCGTGCCGCCGAACAGGAAGGAGAACCCGCTGCCTACGCGGTTTTGTGGCCTATCCCGCGTGCGGAACAACCGGGAAAATATGCTCATAGGATCAATAACCCCCTCTCATCATAGACTGAAGCGCCGCCATCGCCGGAGCCGCAGCGCAGGGCCCGGTCCAGCGCCATAATCGTCGCCACCGCACCGTCGATCCTTTCGGTGCTCTTTTCCTTGTCCGGCTTGATGTTGCCGGCTGGGTCAGTGCGAATGAAGATATTGTCCATCATCCAGCGCAGGACGGGATGGCCGCCGTGGGCGATTCTTTCCTCCAAGGTCAGCTTCATCAGTTCCTTGGTGGGCGGCGACATATCCTTAAACCCCTGCCCGAAGGGAACGACGGTAAATCCTGAACCCTCAAGGTTCTGCACCATCTGCACCGCGCCCCAGCGGTCAAAGGCGATTTCGCGGATGTTGTACTTTTCGCCTAAGTTTTCAATGAACCGCTCAATGAAGCCGTAATGTACAACGTTCCCCTCGGTGGTGAGGAGATGCCCCTGTTTCTCCCAAAGGTCGTACTGCACGTGGTCGCGCCGTACCCTTAGGCTGATATTGTTCTCCGGCATCCAAAAGAAAGGCAGGACGCTGTATTTGTCGTCCTCATCTTTCGGCGGGAACACCAGGACAAAGGCGGTAATGTCGGTAGTGGAGGAGAGGTCAAGCCCACCGTAGCAGACCCGCCCCTCAAGGCTCGCCGCATCGACCGGGAAGGCGCAGGCGTCCCACTTCGCCATGGGCATCCAGCGGACGGCCTGCTTGACCCACTGGTTGAGCCGAAGCTGCCGGAAGCTGTTCTCCTCGGCGGGGTTTTGCTTGGCGCTTTCACAGGCGGCCTTAACCTTGTCGATGCCAACCGTAATGCCTAAACTTGGGTTCACTTTCTTCCACACCTTGGGGTCGGTCCAGTCGTCCTCTTCCTTCGCCCCGTAGATCACGGGATAGAAGGTGGGGTCGCGCTTCCTGCCTTCGAGGATATCCTTCGCCTTTTGGTGCGTCTCGTAGCAGATGCTCTGGTTGTCCGTTCCCGCCGTGGTGATGAGGAAGTAGAGCGGTTGCCGCCTTGCGTCGCCGGAGCCTTTGGTCATTACGTCAAAGAGCTTGCGGTTTGGCTGGGTGTGCAGCTCGTCGAATACCACGCCGTGGATGTTAAAACCGTGCTTTGAGTAGGCCTCCGCGCTCAGTACCTGGTAGAAGCTGTTGGTCGGCAGATATATCAGCCGCTTGGTGGAAGCCAAAAGCTTCACTCGCCGGGAGAGCGCCGGGCACATCCGGACCATATCTGCGGCCACCTCGAACACAATGGAGGCCTGCTGGCGGTCAGCGGCGCAGCCGTATACCTCGGCGCGTTCCTCATTGTCGCCACAGGTAAGCAAGAGCGCTATTGCCGCCGCCAACTCAGACTTGCCTTGTTTTTTGGGGATCTCCACGTACGCTGTGTTGAACTGCCTGCAGCCGTTGGGCTTGAGGATGCCGAAAACGTCGCGGACAATCTGCTCCTGCCAGTCGATCAGCTCAAAGGGCTTCCCCGCCCAGGCGCCTTTGGTGTGAGAGAGGGCCTCGATAAAGGATACGGCGTAATCGGCGGCGCCCTTGTCGTAGAATGCACCCTTAGACATGAAGGAGGTTGGCCTGTACTTTTTCAGTTTGCGCAAAGACCCGCCTCCTCAGCTGGAAATTTGGCATGAGAAAAGGGCTTCACGCGGAAGCCCTTTTTCCTGTTTATTGCCGCTGATTATGATTTATCAAATCTCCGCTTCGCCGGTCAGGATAAAGCGGCTGTATTCGGCCTTGTGCTCCTCCAGGTACAGCACAAGTTCGTAGAAGCCGCGCACAAAGGCCTCGTGCTGGACGCGGTTTACGTCAAACATGTTGGTGACGCCGCTTGCCCGGATGGAAAGGATTTGCTCTTTTATCTTTTCATTCATGGGCGGTTTCCTCCGTTTTTGCCGAATCGATGGTTGCCTGGCGCAGGATATCTACATCGAAGCCCGCGTCTCTGTAGCCTTCCAAAATGGCGGCGTAATAGTAGCAGCTTGGCTGCCCCAGCGGCCTGCCCTCGTTCATGATGTACACCATCGCGCTGATGGTCTTGCCGCCCAGTTTCACCTTGACCGTTTCCTTGCGGTAGAAAAACGGCCAGCCCTCGTAGCGGTCAAGGGCCGCCTCATCAGCCGGGGTGATCTCCCAGACCAGTACAGGGACGCTGCCGCCTTCTTTAGGTTCCACAGTCGCCACCGCGCCTTCGCGCGCGCCTCTGAACAGGAGCCGCCAATCCTCCATTACGCTTGCCCCCAGAACCTTCGCCGTGGGGCATCTGTCCGCCATCTGCACCCGGTTCAGGTTGGAACCGTAGGCGATGTATAGCTTGTTGTGCTTATCCATTGTCTATGTCCTCCTTGCTCTTTGGCTCCAGGGGCGGCTCAGGCCGCCCGAAAGCGCCATGCTGCCGAGCCGTTTAAGTGTGTGGTCAAATGCTCCCGGCAGTTGGCAAACTCTTCGCCGATGAAACCGATGCGGTTTAAGTAGGTCCGCATGGCGAATTTTTCGTTCTCGGCCTGGGGCTTTTTCGCCGACGCGCACTTTTGCGTCAGCGCCTGGTGGTTCAGGGCCAGGGCGAGGACTATGTAGCTGCGAATTTTGCCGGCGTGAAGCTCGCTGTTGAAGCCGCGCAGCTCCACCGTGCGGTTGCCTGTGAAGAAGCTGTGCAGGTTGAGGAAATGGTACCGGCTAGGGTGGTAGTGGCGCTCTTGGCTTTCGCTGTAGCCCTCGTACCAGATCTCCTCAATCGCCCGCATCGTCTTGGGCTTTCTGCGGTTCATCTTCTCGACCAAGAGGCTGTCCATCTTCTTGCAGTAGCTCATCCGCTCCGGCGCAATCTGCAGGGCTTTGTAGAAAAGGTCGTTCTTGCTGGCGATGATGTTCACGAAGTTGCGGAGGCTCCTTGGCGTGTGGTGTGCTCCGTCTAGGTGGATGTGGATGCCGCAGGAGTTGTTGGCAAACGCCCCGGCTTTGCGCAGTTTGCGCACCAATTCCTGCAGGGTGTCGATGTCCTCGCGGTAGGTGAGGATGGGGCTGACCAGCTCCACGCTGTAGTCGCGGCTGGCCGAAACCCTCTGCTGGCCGGGCTTTGTTTGGCAGGAGATGCTGCCGTCGCTCATGAACTTCCAGACCCTGCCATCCGGCGCGGTGACCTTCTTGGCGTCGTAGTAGTCGCCCGCGCTTGTGACCGTGCCGCCAAGGTGCTCCGCCGCGATCCGCGCCGCCTCGCTCCTGGTAATGCCCGTAAACTCGATCTCAATCCCGAATTTGCTTGTCAGCATGTGGTTTATCCTCCTTCAGGGCGTTTGTTGTGTGCCTTCCGGCATACACATATATCACTCTGAAAGAGGATAATAGCAAGTCAATTCTTGCGAATAAAACACAGAAATATCAGGAATTCCAGAGCTTTTTCACCGCGTCCTCGCCGTAGACCACGCCGAGGGTGGAGCCGCTGTCCCAGATACAAAACAGGGTGCCGCTGTCGTCGATAAAATCAACGGTCCCCTTGTCGCCGGGCTTAAGCCTGGAGTAGGGGTCGTTCATCCTGACCAGCTCCACGCGGGTGCCGTGGGGATACTCTTTGCGCAGCCGCTCCACGATCTCCTTGGAGGGGAAGTTAGGCATCGGCGGCCACCTCCGCTTTGGACCGGACGCCGCTTTTAAAGGCGCTGTTGCCGGAAAGGTTCTTCAAGAGGATTTTCCGTGCCTCCTTGTAATCGTCGCCCACAAAGCCGAGACGAAGGAGGAACACCCTGAAGGCGTACTTTTCGTTTTCCACTGGTTTTTCTCTGCCGGTGACGCGCTTCTGGACTTTCGCCGCCGCGCAGAGCGCGCCAATTAAGCGGGAGTAGGCGGCGACGGTTGCGCCGTCTATGCCGAACTTAAACCAGGGAAACCTGAGCGTCGTTTCCGTCCGCTCGACGGGGAGGGCGTCGGCGCCGACGGCCTTTTTAATGAGCGCCGCCTTGCCGGCGATGAGCCGTTCGAGGTTCTCCAGCGCCGCGTCGGTAAAGCCCGCCAGCGGCATCTCGATGGTCAGCGTGTCGCAGTGGTCGTCGGGGTCGATTTCCTCTTCTGCCGGAACAAAGCCCATCTCCCGCAACCTACCGAGCAGGTTCCGGATGGCCGCCTCGTCTGTGCGCTCATCCCAGGAAAGGGCGCCATCCCGGCTGATGGTGATATTGTTGACCACAAAGGCAAAACTCGGCGCTCCTTTGTAGACCGGCTCCCAGCCGAGCACTTCTCCTGCCGCCTTGACGAGCGCTTTGCGGGCCTCGCCGGTCACATTGAATTTAACATCCATTTTTCATAAGCCTCCTTAGCTTCTTGGTGATTATATATATCACTCTGAAGCTGTGGAATAGCAAGTTGTTTATGCGAAATATGAGGGGAAATTATTGTGTATCGGACCGCGGCTGCTCCACATCGCCAAACGCTGCCTTCACGCCGTCCCGAATAAGGAATACATTCTCCGCACCGCCGGCCTGCTCGATGTACCTTTTGACTATTACATCGCAGAACTTCTCTTCCAGCTCCACCGTATGGCAAACCCTGTCCGTCTGCTCGCAGGCGATGAGGGTGGATCCGCTCCCGCCGAAGGGGTCAAGCACAATACAGCCCGTCATGCTGGAGTTGAGTATTGGGTAAGCCAAAAGCGGCACTGGCTTCATCGTGGGGTGGTCGGTGTTTTTCCGGGGCTTGTCGAATTCCCAGATGGTCGACTGTTTGCGGTCGGAGTACCAGGCGTGTTTGCCGGACTTCTTCCAGCCAAAAAGGATCGGTTCGTGCTGCCAGTGGTATGGCGAGCGCCCCAGCACCAGCGACTGCTTCTTCCAAATGCATGCGCCGGAGAGGTAGAAACCGGCGTCGGCAAACGCCTTGCGGAAGTTTAAGCCCTCGGTGTCGGCGTGAAACACATAGATGCTCGCGTCTTTTGCCATCACCTTTTCAGTCAGCGTAAATGCGGCCAACAGGAACTGATAGAACTTGCTGTCGGTCATGTGGTCGTTTTTGATCTTGCCCGCCGCGCCTTCATAATTTACATTGTAAGGCGGGTCGGTCACCGTGAGATTTGCGAGCTTGCCGTCCATGAGCAGGGCGAAGGTTTCGGCGCGGGTGGAATCGCCGCAGACAAGGCGGTGCCGTCCCAGCAGCCACA